AATAATCAATACTGTGTCTCATCTATAAAACCTTACATTGTATGGAGTTCCATTACTAGTGAACCTAGCAATGCTATGACTATAAACTTTTTCTGTAGTATAGTTATACTTAGTCTGGCATCTTTGTTGCTGTTTATAACCAACAATACCACGTTCATGACCATTGACAGATTCCATGCCACCGATCACAGCACCAAATGCAGCACCTTTATCGTCGCCAGTAACTGCTTTACCTAATAGACCGCCAACAATCATTCCGCCAAGAACATCGCCCTTTGAGGTACGACCAGTAGAAACATTCCCATAGATAGGAACATCGACATTATGACACTCTTGATAGGGAGTAGATCTACTCACGTCTTTATAGTGATGAGTAACAGTAGGTTCGCTAGCAAAGGCGAGAGGTGAAGCAAGTAACGACACAAATAATAATTTTTTCATAATAATTTACCTTATTGTAGAAGCCATACGACTAAGTGTGGTACAGTTACCGATAATACTACAAGGACACCAATAAGTACAGCAACGTTTCCTTTATTCCATATCATAATAAGTCCTATTATACTACTTTTCTGTTGGTTCGTCAAGCGATTCTTTTAAATTTTCTTCATTGATATCATGCCCATGATAGGTCTTGCGATATATCTCTTTTATCCCATCAATATCTTCTTTGACTAATACCAATAATTCTAAAATCTTTTCCCTAGCTTCGGGGGTGAGGTTTAACTTCTTTCCATCATCTTCTGCAAAAGAAAGAGAGGACACAAACAATAAAACGCTTAAAGCATATTTCATAAAAACTCCGACTAAATTAATTTACTCACATAGTCATAAGTTAGTAGCAATATGTAACCTATCAGGAAACCTTGTCCAAACATCATGACTAAATCTTTTATTTCTTTCCACTTCATACTAGTTTCCCCTACGGTTAAAAAAGCCCCTGCACCGAAGTACAGGGGCAAACACCTATTTTAATTATGACTCTTGAGCAAGTTTAGCAAAATAACTCAAAGTGTCATCATCGTTACTACTGCCAGCCACTGGTGCAGTCTCAGCTGGTGCTGCTTCGCTCATAGTTGGAGCAGGAGCAGTTTCATCTAAGTCAATAGACTCAGCAGTTGTTACAGGTCGTGCTTCTTCACCAAGAACTTTCATCAAGCGAGACTTTAGGTCGTCATATGATTTGTAGTTCTTAGGATCAACAAAGTCCTGTAGAGAGTATAAACGATTATATACACCCTCAAGTGCTTCATCATCACCATTTGCTACTTCCGAAGAAGAGGCAAACTCTGAACGATCGTAGTTACGATACCCTTCAACATTTCGGATCTTCAATTTAAAGTCAGCACCTTCCCAGAAATCAAATGGGTTCATTGGTGACTCATCAGCAAACTCTGGCTTCATAGCGTCCATTAGTTTGTCAAAGATTTTCTTACCGAACTTGTAAAGGAATACTTTACCTTCGTTCTGTGGATTAGAAGGATCCGATACAACCATAATATTAGAGACATAATGTAGTCGACGTTTACGCTGACGTACAATCTCTTTATTAGATTCGATTCCCGAGTTCCACAATTCCGAATTAGCTTCTGATACTGGGTCTTGTTGCCCAATAGAAGTTAAGGAATTTTCAATGTACCAAAGACCGCTTGGACCTTTGAAACCATGATCCCAATATCTCTGCCACGGCAGATCTTCGCCCTCAGCAGCAGGCAGGAATCGAATAACAGCATAGCCATTACCGCTCTTATCTACTTCTGGTTTCCAGAAACGATCGTCTACATTTCTAGATTGCTTTTGATCTCCACCACCTGCAGCTTGCGCAGCTTTTACTAGGTCGTCGATGGATGAGGTTCGGGTTTTTTTAAGATTTGAAAAAGACATATTTATTTCTCCGTTTTATATCGTATATTTTCGTATGTTTGTATATCTGAATTATCCACATGTATCCCATAATATAAGAGTGTATTATACCTTATTTTGACTAAGAAGTAAACCCCTCAAGAACAATTTTTTTACATTTCTTCACATCAGGGTTTACAAAAGACTGGTACTTCGTCACCTTACGATAAACATCTGGCCAGAGTAATGTCTCTGTTATCTGCTTATTGGCTCGGTTCATAAAGCCAGTCATTTTATTAAGGATAGCCACAGATTCTAGCAGTATATCGCCCTGCAGATATCGCTTAATTATTGGAGGATGCTCACCATTTACAGAAGTAAGTAAATCGTCGAGCGATCCGTCGAGGTTATTTATATCGTTTTTAAAGTTATATGAGAGACTCTCGTGAATCTTCTTATAGTGGGCATAGTGGCGGTCTCCTTCTCCATTGACCATCTCTCCTACCCATGATACTTCGTTGATAAAATTAGCCACGTAAAAACTAACCAGATCCTGTTGATTGCTCATCTTCTTCCCAACCTTAGCAAAGAAATACTTATCTCTGCGTTTAAAGAAAGACTGTGGGCTGGCACTGGTTTTAAAATTATACTTTACAGCATCGTATGAATCAGTCTCGAAATGTAGCTTCAGAGACTGGTACAAACGGTATGAGTCAAAAGAGTCAACACTCATACTGGTAAACTATTTCCCTTGGGGATTAAGTTAAGGTTCATCGCTTCTGCTTCTAGCTTTGCCTGTAACGAGGCAGATAGCAATCGCTTTGTAGTAGAAGGATCTATATTATTCTTCTCGCATATATGAATAATAGAATCCATCACTGAGGAGTTTGTTCTCTTGAGGTATTTCTCGACTGCAGTAGAAAACCTTTTTTGAGTTAAGATTGAATCGATTAAATCTTCTGTCATCATTTTGCTTCTCTATAAAATAAGTGGTCATCAATTTGCATGACGTATTCAAAGGAATCTGCCCAGTAAGGATCTACAGTTTTAGCATGATAATACGTAGAGCCATAGGATAAATCATACTCATCCAGATACATCCTCTTGGCAGCGGTTACTACTTTCTTGATATGATTATAAGCATCTTCTTCTCTGGGTCTATCGCTCAAACCATCGCAATACCAAGAGAACTGGCATTTGTTACGAATAATTTGTCCAAGGGAGTTACGCTTCGTTTGTTGTGTAACATCGCAAACAGTGTCGGGGAATTTATCGCTTTGTATTCGATTTAACACTACATGCGTAACAGCAGTAATGCCAGCGTCCGATTGATTACGGGATTCAAAGTATGCGTTCTTCCATAGACATTCCATTTCTATAGAAGAAGCAAGCATAAGAGATAGGTACAACATTATGCGTCAACCTTAAGAAGAACGCAGTCCTTATTGATCCTTCCGTTAGGTGTTATCCCTTTAGTAGTTAAGGCAGTGAATGCCTTGTCGAATTGACGAACAGTCTTAGTAGCCATAGGAATAAACTCATCTGGCTTCCGCATCTTCTTGGCTCGAGACTTATCTTTATCCCAGCCATGGATGGTAGTACCTTTTACCTCAAACCCAGCAGTACGCTCAGAGAAGTATTCCGTGATTGTCTTATACTTGGTATTAACAACAATCAGACGGCTTGCTCCAATCAGTGTAACAGGGTTTACCGAAGCGATCTTAAGATCGTTATCTTCCTTGAGGTATTGTAGACGAGACACTTGTTTATCGGCTGCCTTGGGCTTCTTAACACGAGTGGTTCGTTTTGCTTTGGTTGCTACCTTTGCTTTGGTAAGATCAGCCAAGGCATCGTTACAGAATTTTACCCGACGATTAAGTTCTTTACGAGACAGATGATCATACGCTTCAACAGCTTGCTCACAAGACTTATCAAGAGCATCTGTATATTCCTTTAACCAAGACTCGATATAGTTACTGACGATATTAATACCACCACCCTTGATCTCATACTTTTTAATTAGAGTATAAACATCAATGTCTGTAGTGTTACCATCCATCCAAGCATCTTCGAGTGCGTCAAAGTCATTCATGATTGTATCATTTACTTTACGAGCCATCAACTGCTGTACAGTAGGTCGTGCTTTTACCACAGTCTCGTCTTTGGGCTCTTTCTTGGAGGCAAGAATACTAAGACCCTTTTCCTTTAGAGAGGCAAAGTGCCCATGGATACGATCAGCATACTCCTGCCACTTATCACCAAACTCATAACCTTGATTAAGATAATGCGCAGTAGCACCCCAGTGACAATAAGTACTGAATTCATATTCGGGATTAGCAAGGATTGCTTGAGCATCAGACTTATCAAACGCAGATTTAATCCAACCTTTGATTAATGCTGATGTGGCTTTACTATCGATTTCATACTGGAAATGATGTTTAGCTTTTGCAAAGTCATCTGTCGGAACTGCAGCTAACCCAGTTTTTACTCGACGACGAACAGCGGTTTTACGTTTAGCCATAACAAAGACCTCAAATTAAAAAAGTATTATACTATAATTAAATGCAAAAGTAAAGTATTATTTTTCGTTTTCGTGTTTTACTTCTTGACATTCTTTAAATCTACGCATTGATGTTCTGACACCATAATCGTTATCGGTATTATCAATCAATGCAGCAAGACAACAAAGCATTATGATTCTTAAAATTTTAATTAGTTCCGCCTCATTGTAGAGTAGTGTTTAGGATCGTCTCCCTTACCAACAGGGACAAGATTAGACTTATGCATAGTAGCAATACCAATAAGGTAATCACCAGAGTATTCATTACGTTCTGGCTTTGCTGTTAGATTACTATCGGCAGGAGAATCTCCGCTAGGATAGTCTACAGTATCACGTACATAATTATTATCTGGCACATATGCTTCGAATTTTTTACGTTTAGTTACTGTACCAAGAGAAAACTTTTTTTCATAATCACGCATTAATTTTTCTTTGCGTAACTCCTCTTGTCTTGTACGTTTTTTCCAAGCAGGTGTACTCATATTAACTCCAGTCGATACTAATACGAGTTGTACCAGTATGATCCCAATTGTACTTACAACCCATCTCTTCAATAATAGGGAGAATCTCTTTAAGGTTATTAACACCTTTAGCATCACCAGCAAAGTTAAAGCAAGAGTCAGAGATCTCGTCAGAGGAAAATGTAGGCATAGTACCATCGCCATCCCAGTTCTCTAGCATGTCGTAGTATGCTTCCTCGCCCTCTTCCCAATCATCTACGTCAACAGCACAATCCTGCTCATGATTAAAAAGAACCTTGCGTAGGTCTACATCCTTATACTCTATCTCGTTACCATCCTTGTCTTCACGGATGAGATAACCATCCTTATCATACTGAGCATCAAAGTAGTCAGGCACATCATCCCACGCACAGGTAGAACAACAGTAATGTGCCCATCCACAATACCAACCCTCTTCACGGAGTCGGTCAAACAAAAGTTCTAGCTTATTCTTCGCCACGTGATATTCTTCCTTCGATAATTTTAAGATCACGTTTTAATCTTTCTTGCTTCTTTTTAGCAACACACTCTTTCCATTCTTCTTGCATCACCTGCAGGTCTTTCACCAGTTCAACAAGAATCCATCCAACAAAGGCTAATACAGCAACAGTACCAATATCTTCCATTAGTTCCACTCCTTCTCTATACCATAGGTTTGCTCATACGTCTCGCCATAAAACTTCTCAGCATAGGCAGAACTATCAGTATGAGCATTAACGTTAGAAGTATCATCAATCTTTGAATACTTCCTTTCTAAAGCAGCAGTATCATGCTCAGGTTTTTTTCTAGCAGCACGTACTGCCTTGCGAGACTTAGTTTGTAACTTTTTCTTGCGCTGAACTTTCTTTGCAGCTTTTGCTATAATTTTAAGTCTAGCTTCTTTTTGCTCTTGGGTCATCATATAATTATTCCTCATTTGAATTTGGAAATAAGTGAGTGCTGAAATCTTTAAGTTTATGATACTTAGCATCAGCAGCATCAAACATGTTATTAAAGGATATCATATCCCTGTGGTGCATCATGTCAATAATACATTGCAGATCACCAAGTTCTTTCTCGAGTTTATCATGATCATTACCGAAACGGAGAATCTTAGAGCATTCTTGAGCAACCTCAGCACACTCCTCCATTAGGATAATAAGCAGTTCTTCTTGGGCATTATTCATGACGGCATAGTCCAATCAACAGATTCAGTCAACTCATTCAATATAGAGTTAGAGGCAATCATTTCTTCTTTCGTAGCAAGAGTAGCAATCATAGACTCAAGATAACCAATATAATAATTAGAATCATCATGTTTGGCTTTACAGTTACTTCGAAGTTGGGTCAAAAGATCCAACGCTTGTTCACGTACATTACTCATTAAGATACCCTCGCTTCAGCAATTGATTCAGCATCAGAACTAGCATTCTTCCACTCATTGAAGAACTCCATACGAGCCATACGCTTATGATTCCAATCTTCAAACGATTCAGTTTCGATGCCGTTAGCACGTTGCTCCCACATCTGCTCAGACCATTGTTCTTTTAAAAGTTGTAATTCATTCATAGTCATCTCTCTCATCTCAATTTATACACGTATTATAACAATTATTGGGGCAAAAGTAAAGGGATTTCTTATACCGTTTTGGAATAAGCATATAAGGTTTTATTATATCGCACCAGCTTGAATAGCAGATCTTGCAGCCCGAGTTAGGTTGATAACGTCTAACTTCTCCATCATGTTACTATTAAGATAAGCACTCTCGCCTTCATATCGAGCAATACTAGGACTTAATTTCACGAGGTAGTAGTCAGCGTTCTTAGAGGGGTCGGCAGTAGGTTTATCGTAGTCGATTCTTTGTACTGTACCGTAGAGGGTTCCAGCGGCAGATTTCCACTGGATCGTATTAGTTTCGTCAGCGAACTT